GTTGGAGTATGGGTATTGACGTGTTGTTCGGGTTGCGTCAAACAGATATTTTCCTTCCCACAAAGCATATTCCAGGCCATCCCCCTCCCCTAAGGTTCGGCAACAGACAAATAGTCTTCTACTTAAGACTTAAGTCTGATGGTTTTTGGAGCCTTCTTCTTGCTCTTAACTTCTACCACTTCTTCTATTATTGGTCCTTTTCTTCGAGGTTTTTGGACAACCTCTTCAATGACTACTCGATTCTTCCTCGCTCTGGGTCTAGGATACTCGGCTTCCTGAACGGTAGTTCCTCTGGCTGATGCATTATTGCTAGCATTTGGGCTAGGCTTCTCGATAAGCTTCTTTCCAACTCCTGCTGCGAACTTTCCAACTCGTCCCAGAATGGAAGCATTTTTGATACCGAAAGCATCACCCAATCCTATGGCAGCCGTACTCACAAAATCAACTGCATCACAGAACCACTCACCTATACTATTCTCACATACTGGCACTCCTGAAGGCATCTTGCTAACGATCATCGAGTACAATCGTATAGCCATAGGATCAGCTGGGTAACTACACTTAGACGTAGTTATCAGAGGGTCGCTCTGACTGGGTCTTGTCTCCAAATAAAATCTTACTGACACATACAAAGTCGTTTGGATGGGTAGGCCAGAAAAATATGCCCCGTGCATGTTGGTTGATGTGACGTTGTTATTACGAGGATAATTATAATTTGTTTGACCTGCAACACTTACCAAAGCGCCTCCCATGCGCTTATTCACTGCTGGAGTTCCCACGTAATACAGATACTGCACTGAACAACCGGAAGTAGACGGGACGTCACTAACATCACTGAAAGATAGCGGCATGTAAACCCCCGCACTGGCATCCCAGCTTCTCTGACTGGCTATATTCCCGGCCTGAGTCAAATTGGCCGGTGGCGCTGGTGCCGTTATAACTGAAGCTGACCCCTGATAAACACTGTACAACATATTAGCAGTTGTCTTAGAAGTTAAGCTGGGCATGCTATATTTCCACACCATGATGCTACCGCCTTTATTTAACTCGGGGGTTGTATTATATACCTCAACAGCCGCTCCGACTACCCTAAAAGGCGAGTTAACGAAAGAAGACGGCAATGTCAACTGTCCTGTTCCTAGGGAACCTCCAGGATTTGTCCAGTCACAATCTACGCCCGTATTCTGAATTAACCAGCTAACGCCATCTATGTATCCATTAAGGGTTGCGTTCTGCATTGTATAAGCCGCATCAGCACCGTTCCCTGAAAAACTGACTGGTATGAAAAGCACCGGCTTGATCTGAGCTCCCAATGATCCCAAGGTGGGCCATGCAACTATTGACACATCCCATGGTTGAGTGTTTCCTACTGGATTGCCTATAGTTGCCGTGGCATTAACACACTGAATGACAACATTTTCGCCTGCACCATCTGGCAATGCTGCTGTGTCTCTTTCACTATCGCAGAAGGGATCAAAAGCTTGAATGACCCAATCTAGACCTTTTTCAGAGACCCCCAACACTTTTGCTAACTCCATAAGCTTTGACAGGGCATTTCCCATCCTGCCATTTCTCTCCTTGGTTCTAGTTTCGATGAATGCATTTCTCTGAACTGAGAGATCCATATTACCATTTTGACTGTGCATCAGTTTGTTCCACATTTTAGCCAACCACGATTGATTCAGATACTTCATGTGACTTATATTCATGGTTAAGGTATGCACTAGGAACCATTCATCAACATCCATTCCCTCTATGTACTGTATGTTCCCATTTAAACTATGCATATTTCTATTATGTGCTCTTGCCTCAGCCGCCCCCGTTATCTGAGGGGGGGAGATGCTAGCCAAATAATCGAACATGTCCCACTCCGAATGTGAATACGTGGGTATCAGGCTCATTGGGCTTAACACGTAGGCATCTGCTGTTCGCCCATTGACCACAACAACATTCGGGCTGACATATGAAATTGTTCCTATAAAGACTGAATTAGGATCAAGGCCCATTGACTCTGGGTCAATTCTATATCTGAATCTAATCCCTCCTACAAAGTCATTTATCCATATGCTCTTTTCATCGTGATACCCCACGCTACAATCGTGAGGTCCCTGAGGTGTCGTGTTGCCATTTTTACTGTGCTGTTCTGAATTATGAGCATCGGCTTCAACTGCTCTAATTTCATTGTCCATAGGGCCCATCTTAACTGGAGTGTACATGACATTAGCACTACAGTCATGATCCACTAGTAGGTCATATAAGGGACACTCTGTCAAGCCAGGTATTTCCTGTTTCCATAACCACTGTTCCCATAGAGCTTGTTTAGTATGGTCCCAACCGTATCTCTTGTCGAGGTAGTACCACGTCTCACTGTTAGCGGTATGTACCTGATTGGTCAACTTGTGAGCTTCTGCTTTGCTCTCTATTTCAGTGACTCCTTTTAACTTAGCCAAACATATCTCATAGAATGACTTCAATGGGGGCAGCACACTAGCACCTTTCAATCCACTGAGCAACACGCCTTTGAATTGTCCAGCTCCGTCCTTTGGTTCTGTTAATGACCACGATATCTTGGCAAGCGTTCTGCCTATCTTTGGAGCAAAGACTGGTCCCTCTTCACTCGGGTACATATCTAATGAACAAAATTCTATACCATAAGGATCTACACACAGGTCCATCTCTAAATCCAAGCCCAATTTGTTTATCGACTTCTGACATTCCGAGTCCTGAATGTTGCCATTGACCCAGACCTTAGGAACGCTGCCTCCCAAATCATCACCATTTACCAAAGCCCTAATTCTCTGCAGGACTACTGGTAAATCCAACTTGGTCTGCTTGCACCATCCATACAAATTGGTGCTTCTATTCATAGCTGTATTAAAGAGAGAGGTCCAAGTGTCGCCACTTCTTCTCTGCCATTCCACTATATACCTCCATCCAAACATGGTATAACCAACGGTTTTGCTCGCCTCCGTGTGTAACTGTCTAATGGCTAGTGGGGCCCTAAAGTGGTTGAGAATTTGTCTCTCTGCCTGATGAATGACTTCCTGTTGGTTAGCATCAAATTTGTGGTGATCTCCCTTGAACCCTACGTAATCTTCACTAGGAAAGGCTAATCTAGCGGCCGCTCCTGAATCCTCCCCTGCCGCCCAAGCAAAATTCGAATTATTGACTGCCCAACGCTTCTTAAGTATACCCTGTACCGCAGCTACCCATGGACCACACAATACTGTCTTATGAGGCGTTGCCGCTGAAATCAAGCGCGGGTTCTTATCTACCTCTGCATCAAGGCCCGTGCTTATCTCTTTCTCTGGTTTACTAAAGGATGCTACTACGTTATATGCCTTACGTGTTCTCTTGTTTAAGAAACTATGTTCTGTGATTCCGTTTGCTTCCATCTCGTCCAATGCCTTCGAGTATGCTGCCTTGTTTGCCACACTGGCCCCACACTCAGCTATCCATTTGCGTGGGTTCTTAGAAGCCACTCCTGTAGATGGCCCATACAAGATGTCCATATTGTTTTTATGCCACGTGAGAAACTCACTGCACGCCTCATTATCCACTGGTTTGTGTTTTATGAAGACCCTTGATTCCAGAGCCTTCTGTTCGTTGCCTAGACTAGCTTTCTTAACTGCTGGTATGAAATTTTTATTCGCCAGTCCTATACAATAAACGGGTGCCAAGCCATCCTTTTCCTGCTTATCAAATTTAGCAGCCACCCTACGCATTTTCTCCTTAAGTTCACTAGGTACCTCGTGCACCTCAAAGTCTCTACCACTAGAATTCATCCGCGAGACAAAATCTGGCCTGACTGCACTTTTACCCCTTATCCAGGATATGATCAATGCTCCTAAAAGACCAAATACCCCTACTAAAATTAGAGGTGGAAAGAGAACAGCTGCCGTCACCAATGCAGCCGTAGAGAGCAAGCCAATAATTGTGCCCAGAACTCTGACCTGTCTGGCTGTCCAATATTGTTTTTTAACCACTCGTGAGATGTTTTGCTGTTCCCTCCAAGACTGCATATATGCAAGCGCTGGCGCATATAAAACAGTGTCAGCAATTACCTTTGCTGGGAGGTTCATGAAACGCATTAAATACCTGGCTTTGATAGTGGTCACCATAAAATGTTGATATGTGCTATCTCTACCAACATGGGCCCAATGCATTCTGAGCTCGTCAACTATCGTAGCTGGCATTTTGATAGAGATAAAACTGTCATCTCTAACATGGATACCAAAGTGTTTAGCAAACGGGAGCGCACCTGATCCTATAGCTGTATTGTTCCACATACCTTTGAACCATAGTGCAGGGATCTTCCACTCTTTAAGTTCCCCTGATATTTGTCTAGCTCCAAAAGCCTCTATATTGTACTCCTTGTTGGTCCCGTTAGAAACAACTTTCTCCAAGTCGTACGGGTTCGACACCTCCACATCACTGTGCACCTGCACTTTCTTTACTATTACTTCTGGTTTGACCGGTATTGATTTTGGCGCGGCTGACTCAGATACTCGCTTACCACTCTTACCACCGTCATGCTCACTAAGTTCACTTCCAACAGATGTTTCACTGGCAGCTCCGTCAGTGTCCCTGGCACTAGGCACACTACTCCCGTCTGAGCTCTCTCCATCACTAACTGGTGCCTCATATGTCACAGTTGTAGGGGCAACCTTCTTGGCATAGAAGGAAGCTAATATATCGACGTCACCGTCAAACATTCTGTACTTCTGAGTTATTTGTCTTTCCAACCTGAACACAATTGACTTGTCCCCATATTCATTTGCTAATGCTATGTAGGTTGTATCCCCGATTGTATCCTGAGGATAGATTTTGTACTTACAGACAGGCATACCGTCATAAAAATAAGATTTTGGGATCGGGTTAAACTTTGGCGTGAGCTTCTTCTCCGGTCGTTTCTTTACCACCCACTTCATAACTTTCTCTCGAAGTGCCAGACGCTGCCCATCGGCCCTACGCATCTGTCTATCCTTCATAACACTCGTGCCTGAGCGAGCGATTTCATCATCACTAACAGTTTCCGTTTCGCTTGGATACTTGTCTAGTGGTAGATACTGGAAATCCTGTTTGATCTCTTCTTTGTATCTCTCTACGCCGTCTTTCTTGTCCATTGAGAAGGCTGTTTTATTGCGCACTCTCTCTGCCATTTCCTTAAATGAAGGTGCAAAGAGTTCCTTGACTTTATACTGTTCAGGTTTCAGTTTGCCCACAGGGGCAGAGGGATGCGGTTGATCCGCCGCATCGCGGAAAATGCTCAAAGACATGGATGAAAACTAGAACTCCACACCCTAGGGAACGACTAGATTTGTCGTATGCGTAAGAAGACTCGAACTCGGACCTCATAGACGTCTTATAACCTAGTTCCTTGGGGCTTGCTTAACGAGCTCTACCACATCAGCAAATTGTCGACAAACCAGGTACTAAGGGGGGTAACCCCTTTTCTCCGATTCACCACCAACACCGGCCTAAGCTAGCGCAATCGATACTGAACAACGTGGCGCAACCATGTACAAGCTAAGAATACATGGAAGGAAGGGTTATCACCCCTTCTCTAGTATACCTACTAGAACAACTTTTTGGACTATGTAAAAAGATA